GAAAAAGTGGCTTGCCATACACGTATGGTTGTGGTAAAGTCGCAGTTGTTGTTGAGGACTGTGTAAGCGCAGCCGTTGTTGGTTACGGCTCCTTTGTCGGGGTTGCGCTTCTTGGAACATCTCTACAAGAGGCGCATAAAGGGTATCTTGCACAGTTCTCAACAGCGATTATAGCATTAGACCCCGATGCCTTACCGAAGACATTACAGATGGCGAAGGAATTACGAGGACACGTCAACGATGTTCGTGTACTCAAGCTGAAAGATGACTTGAAATATCGTAACCCGACAGATATGGAGAATTTAAATGGAATTATCACTGATTAGAAGTTTGATGGACAAGGAGTTCTACGAAGATCATCGTGGCGCACGTTGTCCAGACCGCTTGTTTAGCAAGGACGTGCGTAAGATTAAGCAGGCTATTGATACAGCTATGGATCGTTACGAGCGTACTGTAACACCAGATGAGATTGAGGCATTGTTCATGTCAAACAATCCTACCCTCACTACAGCACAGAAGCAGGCGTATAGTTCCTTGTTTCACAAGATTAAGGCAGAACAACCTATGGGTAGTGACATAGCACAAGAAGTCTTGTCTAAGCTGTTTCAACAGGTAGTAGGTGAGGACATTGCCAACTTGGGATTTGACTACGTGAATGGTGACAAGTCTAGCCTTGAGCCTTTGCGTCTACTGCTTGAACAGTATGGAGATGACTTCACACCTGATCTAAACATTGAGTGGGATGACATTGACATGGACACATTGCTTCTACGCAATGATCTAGAAGCACGTTGGACATTCAACATTCCTAGCCTTACACGTAAGGTTGAGGGGGTCAACGCAGGACACCTGATTGAGATTGGCGCAAGACCAAACACAGGCAAAACATCCTTCCACGCCAGTTTGATTGCGAGTCCGGGCGGCTTTGCACAACAAGGTGCTAACTGCATTGTGTTGTGTAACGAGGAAGGTTATCATCGTGTAGGTGCTAGATATCTCACTGCTGCAACAGGCATGACTATGCAGGAGATCAAGAAGAACCCTGCCAAGGCTCGTGAATTGTATGAGCCTGTAAAGAACCGCATCAAGATCAAGGATGCTACAGGTCGGGACATGAATTGGGTGGAGTCTGTGTGCAAGTCATACAGACCGGATATCGTTCTTCTTGACATGGGTGATAAGTTTGCTAAAGGCGGCTTTGCTAGGCAAGACGAATCACTCAAGGCTAACGCAGTACACGCGAGGCAGATTGCCAAGCAATATGAGTGTGCTGTATTCTACATGTCTCAGCTATCTGCAGACGCAGAGGGCAAGGTTCTGTTGAACCAGTCGATGATGGAAGGCTCACGTACAGGTAAAGCTGCAGAAGCTGACCTGATGGTCTTGATTGCTAAGAACCCGCCAGTAGATAACCAAGACGAAGAAGACACACAACGTCACCTCAACGTGGTAAAAAATAAGTTGACAGGTTGGCATGGCGTGGTACACTGTGTTCTTGAATATAGAACAGCGAGGTACACAGGATGAAATTAACACTTGATGTAGAAAATACAACAACAACAAGAGACGGTAAGCTACACCTTGATCCGTTTGAAGCAGAGAACTCACTTACACTCGTGGGTATGCTCAATGACCAAGGTAGTGAACGTGTCATTACATTTGACCACAGTGAGGTTGATGCCACACCAGACGGACACGCTATCGTGCAGGAGTGTCTTGATGAAACCACAGTGCTTATCTGCCATAACGCAGCTTATGATTTGCTCTGGCTCTGGGAGTCAGGCTTTACTTATGATGGCCCTGTGTTTGATACAATGCTTGCTGAGTATGTCTTGCAGCGTGGAAATAAAGAACCTCTGTCTCTTGAGGCTTGTGCAGAACGCTATGAGTTAGAGACTAAAAAGCAGGATACACTAAAAGAGTATTTCAAGAAGGGTTACAGCACACGTGACATACCACACGATGAGTTGTGCGAGTACTTGTCTGCTGACCTTCACGCTACGCAGCAGCTATCTGACAAGTTAATGTGTCGGTTAAATACGCCTGCAGATAGTGGCTTACGTGGTACAGTTGATCTTACCAATCAGGTATGTGTCACACTTGCACGTATCTACCAGCGTGGGTTTGCTGTTGATCTATCTAAGTTAGACGAAGTGCGCAGCGAGTTTGAGCAGGAGCGTGATGAGTTAGAGAAAGCATTGCAGTCACACGTCCGTAATGTAATGGGTGACACACCTATCAATCTGAATAGCCCAGAACAGTTGGGATGGGTTATTTATGGTAGGAAGGTGATTGATAAAGTAGATTGGTCTAGTAAGATAGACCCCTATATGGATGATGTATCGTTTCGTAGCATGGTTTCTTATGGTACAGAACGCCTCTATAAAACCGTAGCGCAACAGTGTCACTCTTGCAGCGGTACAGGTTACGTCCGTAAGACAAAGAAGAACGGTGAGCCATTTGCTAAACCAAGCAGATGCGCTGAATGTAATACAGAAGGGTTTCTGTTTATACCATCCGACACTTTGGCTGGTTTCAAATTCAAGCCACCATCACCTAAGTGGTTGAGTGCAAACGGTTTTAGCACTAGTAAACAGAACCTTGAACTACTTGAAGCTGGGGCTAAGACCAAAGGTATGGATGATGCGGTAGACTTCTTGTACAAGGTGCGTAGACTTAGTGCGGTTGATACATACCTGTCCTCTTTTGTTGAGGGCATACGTAACTACACTAAGCCAGACGGTAAGCTGCATGTTAGCTTACTGCAGCATCGCACGTCTACTGGTCGCTTCAGTGGGGCTAACCCTAATATGCAGAACATGCCACGTGGCGGCACGTTTCCTGTTAAGAAAGTATTTGTGTCACGATTCGATGGTGGCAAGGTAATGGAAGCTGACTTCGCGCAGCTTGAGTTCCGCGCCGCTGCATTTTTATCACAAGATGAGGTAGCAATTGAGGAAGTATCTACTGGGTTTGATGTACACTCATATACCGCTAAAGTTATTACCGATGCTGGTCAACCTACGTCTCGCCAAGATGCGAAGGCTCACACGTTTGCACCACTCTACGGCGCAACAGGATTCGGTAGAACCAAAGCAGAAGCAGCGTACTACGAACACTTCAACAGCAAATACAAAGGGGTCGCAGCTTGGCATTCCAGACTGGCTAAAGAAGCTATAGAGACACAAAAGATAACAACGCCTAGTGGTCGTGAGTTTTCATTCCCGGATGTGGTGCGAAAAGCTAGTGGGCGTGTGTCGCATTTTACACAGATCAAGAATTACCCTGTGCAGTCTTTTGCTACAGCGGATATTGTTCCTGTTGCATTATTACACATTGAGTCCTTGCTAAAGGATATGAAATCGTGTATAGTAAATTCAGTTCACGACAGTATTGTTATTGATGTACACCCAGAAGAAGAAGCACAGGTTATCAGTGTGATACAAGCCACTAATGATAAACTACTTGAACTGATTACAATACGCTGGGGTGTAGAATTTAATGTGCCTTTACTTTTAGAGGCAAAAATAGGTCCGAATTGGCTTGACGTTAAAGACATAGCGTGATATAACTATGTCTCACTGTTTTTATGAAAGGAGAAATATATGTCACAACTGACGACAATAGATACAAACAACTACGCTGCTATGGCAAAGGCTATGGGAATTGCTAATGAAAAACCTACAGGTGCTGCTAGCAGTTCACTGGCACGACTTCGCATACACCATACGCCACTCATGGGTCCAGCAGAAGTAAACGGTAAAAAGGTTAATGTGGAAGTAGTAGAGGGCGGTTCCTATAAACTGGAAATTCCAGATGGCCCGACTTACTACGCTTCAGAAATTAAACTGCGTCCGTTTCTACAACGCTTCATGTACAAGCGTTTTGTTCAAGCTACAGGTAAAAACCCTAACCGTTATGTTAAAAGTGTTATGACTGATGATGCTAAACTTCAGTCTGACTTGAAAGACAATGATGGTGGGTTTAACTGCGGTAAACCGGCTGGTTACATCAAGGACTTCCAAGCATTGCCTAAGAAGATGCAAGAACTGCTAAAGTCAATTAAGCGTGTTCGTGTAATCCTTGGTACTGTTGAGATGATCAATCCTACGGACGACAAAGGTAATCCAGTAGACGTGGATGAAACGCCAGTAGTATGGGAGATTGACAATCGTGATGCTTTTACTGAGTTAGGTAAAAGTTTTGCGACAATGACCAAGATGTCGTTGCTTCCCATTCAGCACATCATCAATCTAAAATCTGATGAGCGTAAGATTCCTACAGGTGCATCCTACTACGTACCTATTGCGTCTCTGGATGTTACGAAAGTACTTGAGGTTGAAAAAGAGGAACATGACATGTTTGCTAATTTTCTATCTTGGGTAGACAACTACAACACCTACATTCTAAACTCTTGGTCAGAGAAGGCTAACGCTAAAATGGCAGACGAGGATGTAGACGTAGTAGATGACATTGTTGATATTGATATTGACGATGAGGATGCAGCATAATGAACCATCCCGCTGAACTAACACTGCATCAGTACATGACTGATGCGGTTCGTGGAGACAGTGCTATGACTGAGGAAACCATTCAACAGGTAGCCACAGACGTAGCAAATGCTCTGCGCAATCAGTTTGGCAGCGGTAAAAAGCGGGGCGATTTCAAAATACGAATGTCTAATGTGGGTCGCCCCACTTGCCAACTCTGGTACGAAAAGAATAAGCCAGAGGTAGCGATACCTATGCCAACTAATTTTATGATGAATATGATGATCGGAGACATTGTAGAAGCAGTGTTCAAAGGTCTTTTAAAAGAAGCAGGAGTAAAATACAATGATTCTGAAAAAGTCACTCTTAATCTTAGTACTGCTAGTATTAATGGCTCATATGATATTGTCATTAACGATGCAGTTGATGATATTAAATCAGCTTCAGACTGGTCCTACCGAAACAAGTTTGAATCTTATGATACCCTCGCAGCAGGAGACGGGTTTGGTTACGTGGGACAGCTTGCAGGTTATGCCAAGGCTTCCGGCAAACGTGCAGGTGGCTGGTGGGTAGTCAACAAGGCTAATGGTCACTTTAAATATGTGCCAGCCACAGGTCTTGACATGGATGCTGAACTTGCTAAGATTGAGAATACAGTAAAGACAGTAAAGGAGAACAAGTTTGAAAGATGTTTTGAACCAGTGCCTGAAACTTTTCGTGGCAAGCCCACAGGTAATAAAGTCCTTAATAACGGATGTAAATTCTGCAGCTATCGTTTTGATTGTTGGGATAATATTACTGAGCGTCCTGCTGTAAAGTCACAGGCTAAGAATCCACCAATGATAAGTTACATTGGAGATGTCATTGCCTAACGCAAAACAATTTAGGGCAGCACGAAAGTATGGCTATCGTAGCGGTCTGGAACTCAAGGTATCTGACTACTTAACCGAACTCAAAGTAGACTTCTTGTATGAGCAAGTAAAGATTGAGTGGGAAGACCTAGCGTACAGAACCTACACACCAGACTTCGTGCTGTCCAACGGCATCATCATTGAAACAAAAGGTATGTTTACCGCAGCAGATAGACGCAAGCATTTGGCT